CGCTGCCAGGGTTTTTCAGATTAGCGATGTAGTCGCTAACCGGAAGTTCGACGCCGCCGACAACAGCCACAGGCTGACCATCTTTAGCGCGAAGTTGTTCCTGAAGTAAACGATACAGCTGATCGGGCGCCAATGCACCGGCCTGGGACAGCTGTGCAATAGCAGCGGATTTCAGCTGCTCTTGTGTGAAGCCTTGTTTGATTTGATCGACTTCGCTTTCTTTGGCAGAAAGCTGTTGTTTCAGTTCAGCAACTGTTTGTTGGGCCTCTTCCCACAGGGTTTTGTACTCACCGGATTCAGCGAGTTTTGTGGTTTTTGCCTCTTCCTGTGCCTTCTGGATAGCGTCGAGTTGCTTTTGTAGGTTTTCGCGGTTTTCGCGGTCCTTGCGACGTTCGTTGATGAGTTCGGCGTTTTTGGCTTTGACGGCTTCCAGTTGAGCGGCCAGATCGGAGCTGTCAGCCACAGGCTGGGGAGCAACGGGTTCCACGGGAACCACTGGTGCTTGCTGTTCTTCGGACACAGGTGTACTACTCAGACGTATGTAGATTAGCAGTTAAACATCTACGAAATACCATGGCGTTGTTGACGAACCAGCCCATGTGGTAGCCGCTGGCGGCGTAGTCCCTCAGGCGCTGCTCGATTTCCTCGTCGCGCTGCAGGCCGCAGGCGGTTAGGCGTTCGGCCCAGTAGTCCTTGGGCTGGCAATTGATGTGACCGACGCCGCCTTGGCCGGGTTGGGCGGCGCTCCAGATCAGGGTGCCGCCGGGGGCAACGGCAGCAGCAACGCTGGCGGCTACAGCGTCGGCTTGGTCTTCGGCAATGTGCTCGGCCACTTCTAGGCAGATGGCGACCTCGGCGGTGTCGCTCAGATCAAACAGGCTCTGCTGGCGCAAGTACTCCTTGCCTTGCACGCGGTCGTCGGTGTCGATGCCGGTAGCGGCGATGTTGTGCTCGCGCAGGGCGTCCACGTAGATGCCGGGGCCGCAGCCAATGTCTAACGCCGTCTGCGGCTGGAGCGTGTCGGCGATCCAGGCGGCGAGACGTTTGGCAAAGGGACCTTCCTCGCACTCGATCTCGTAGTAGTTGATGCGATCGACCTCGTACCAGCCCCGGTGGTAAAGGTCATTGATCTGGCGGAAGATCTTGTCGTAGCGCTTGGCGCAGGCTTCCAGCGACCACTTGCTGCGGGCAATGTCAGCGATGGTGCGACGGTCGAGGTCTCCCACTGCGTCAATGCCGTCGATCCAGTCCTGCAGGGTGTGGCAGCGGTAGCCGCTGACGCCCTCGATTACGGTTTCGGTCATGGCGCCGTAGTCCACCGCCACCACCGGTGTGCCGCAAAGCATGGCTTCCACCGCCATGCCGCAGAAAGGCTCGGTGAAGACGGTGGGCGCCAGCAGCGCCCGCGCATTGCGCAGGAACTCACTGCGGGCCTTACCGGCAATGGGGCCTCGGTACTCGATGTTGGGGTGGGCCCATGGCGTGGGGTCGCCTTGGCCGTGGAGCACGATCGGCCACGGGCTGTGGTCGGCGATCGCTTTGATGGTGTCGATGCCCTTGAGCGGGGTGATGCGGCCGAGGAAGGCGAGGTACTGCCCTGGTTCGTAGCTGGGCTCCCAGTCGTCGAGGTCGTAGTAGTTAGGGACGACCCACTCGTAGTTCTTGCCGTTGCGGCCTTCCTTGCCCTGGTGGTAGTGCATCCAGGCGTAGGACTCGAAGATGCGGAAGCTGTCCGGCATCAATGTGGGGTAGCCGATGCCCGTTTCAACGTGCTGGTGGCCGGGAAATTCGGCCATCAACTGCTGGTGCGCGTGGCCGAACGGGTGGCAAATAATGTCTTGCGGCTGGAGGCGTTCCCGCAACGCAGGGATCAGGCGTGACTCAAAGAGTTGGTGGCCTGCGCTGCCGACGGTGGCATCGTTGCCGTGGAAGTCTGTCGCTCCACGGGCGCCATAGATCGCATCAAACTCAGCTTTGGACAGCATCATGACGTGTTCGGAGGCTTCAGACTCCGAACCGTCATTGCTGTATTCGATGACGGTGTAGCCCTGCGTCTGCATCATGCGCGGAAAGCGCAGGGCCTTACCGGTAAATGCACAGTGGCTATAAGCCTGAGTGTGCTGGGTGTGGAAGATGCCAATCAGGTGCAGCCGGGGCTTCGTCATGCTTAGCAAGCGCTAAGGCAGTGTAGGCCGGTGTTGGATAGAGGCTTCAAATAGAAGGAGGTGCAGGCCATTTCACCTCCCACGGGGACTCTGTTTGGGTAGTGATGTCTCGTAGAGATTGACGGTATATTGCCCATGCGTCTCGTTGCTCAGCGGTTAACGGAACGTCTGGGAGCTGGGTCCAATCGGAATCGCGCAGTAAAGCATCCCGCTCTTTGCGCACTCCATCCCATGCGGCGTCCACGTCAGGTGCTGGAGGTGTGAACTTTTGCCCGTCCCACTGGTCGCCGATGTGGACGCTCTGGTAAGAGGCTAGATCGATAATGTCTGCCCAGTCTGATCGGATCGATTCAATAAAATCTGCATCCGCCTTGATAATGTTGGCGACAGTTGCTTGGTCAGAGACAAGTGCGTAGTTCATACAGGTCACCATGAATAAACGCGAACAAGTCCGTCGCCGCCGTTTCCACCAGCGCCGGACGTAAAGCCAGTTGATGATGCACCGCCACCACCGCCGCCGGATGCAGTTTGGCCATTTGTGCCGGCAGTGGCTGCTGCTGTTTGGTTGGCCGCTCCGCCATTTCCTCCGGCAAATAGTCCACCAGAGCCTCCATTTTTTGGCGCAACTACTGTCACGACATCTTCGCGTGCAATTCCACCGCATCCTCCTCCTGAACCGCCAAAGCTACTGCTGCCTCCTGCCAGTGTTCCGGGGTTTCCGTTTGAGCCGCCACCGCCACCACCACCAAAACCACTACTACCTGAGATGCCGTAGATGGAATAGGATGAACCGCCGCCAAATGCCTGGTCGTTGTCTGACGACAGCCCTAGAAATGGCGCACCACCTATTTCGGCACTTCCTCTACCCAGCGTACCTGCTCCGCCTACTCCATTAGCGCTGGCATTAGTTCCTCCTGCTCCACCTAAGCCGCCATAGGCAGTTAAATAGCTTCCAAATGTGGTGTTTCCTCCGTCTGTTCCTGCATTACCATTGCCATCAGTGGTTCTTCCAGCGCCTCCTGGGCCGCCCGCTCCAACTGTAACTGTCACGGTTGAAGTTAGTTGGCTAACGGTAAATAAGCGTTGATTAAATGAGCCGCCACTGCCTCCCGCGCCACCGTATCTAATAACACTTGTTAACGAGCGTCTACCGCTGCCGCCGCCGCCGCCAGCCCCCCACGCCTCAACCAAAACAAACTTGGCGTTTGCTGGCTTGGTCCATGTTCCGCTAGATGTGAACTCTTGTATGTCTGCTGTTCTAACAGCAATTGCCTGTTGAGTCCGCTGTGGTGTCATCAGCGTCGTGGTATCCGTTCCGGTCTCGGCTTGAGCTTGGGAAGCGATCGAGGCTTTGGCTGCCGTGACTACACCGTTGTCGATCGTCCATACCGTGCCACTACTGCTAACTGTGATATCTCCTTTGTCGCCGTCGCCGATAACTCCGGTGGCACCTGAGACGCCGATAGGGCCTGTGGCGCCTGTGGCGCCTGTGGGACCTGCAACACCTGTGGCGCCGGAAACACCAATGGGGCCGGTAGCACCCGTTACTCCTGTGGGTCCAGCAACACCGGTGGCGCCGGTGGCGCCGACTGGAGCGACGAAGGCTTTAACTTCCCAGCCGGTGCCGTTCCACAGCCAGGTGCGGCCTTCAAAGGTGTACTCGTCGTTCAGCGCCGGCGAGGTTGGAAAGTCGATGGCTGGCATGATTCAGGTTACCAAGATGTAGCGGGGGACGATCACTACAAGTTCGCGCACCGCTACATGGACGGCGGCGCGGTCGTCAGTGGCAGCGGTAAAGCCGACCAATCTTGCGCCTTGGCCGGCAGTGGTTTCGCGCACCGAGCGAACAGTCTGGTTGCCGATATCGATTACCTGTAGCCCTGTACTGTTGGCGCCAATTGTTGGCGCCGCGTTGAGCCCACTAAACACGGCGGCATAACGAAGGCTGTTGGTGCCGGGAGAACCATCATCAACACTCTGCTCAGCCAGCGTACCGTCACCTTGCAGCAAAACGATGCCGGTAACTTCAGTCTCGGTGTCAGCGGTAACGGTTGCCGCCGAGGCATACATAATGTTGGCGTTGTTGGTGCGGTTGACGGTAATTGTTTGGTTGCCGCTGGCTAGGCCGCTGCCGAGAAAAAACAGGTCGGTGCGTCCCGACTCACCGGCGGAATCAACGGCAGCCCCACCGGATACACGCGTCAGTGCTGTGCCGCCGTAGGTGACGGAGGTCACCGTATCCGTTGCGCTGTTCAGGACATGTACAAACACAAGCACGCCCTGAGGCGTTCCAGTTTGAAGCTGCGTCCAAGAGAACGACGCTTGGTTAGTCGAGCCAGCGGTGCCGGTGTGGCTTTCAGAAGTGGCGCTGTGTGCGACGGCCATTAGAAGATCAAGCTCACTGAGAGCTGGCTGACCGTGCCACTGGTGGCAGAGGTGGTAAGCCAGACAAAGTTATTGGCCGGCACGGTGGCGTTGTTGAACGACGTGGTGGAAAGGCCGGTAGTGGTGTTGGTGACGGTGATGCCACTGGTGACGACTTCCGTTCCAGCGCCGCTGATGTCGGTGCCGTAGCGAATGGAGAAGGTCACCGACGGGGTAGAGCCCATCACCGTGGAGCGGATTTGGGTGATCGTGAGGCTGCTGGTAGTGAAGAACAGCACCACGTCCTCGGCGTTGGTGGGGTTGAGGATGCTGAGCGCCTTCGGTGCGGCCACACCTTGAACGCCGGTGGCGCCAGTTACGCCCACAACCCCAGTGGCTCCGGTTACACCGGTTGCGCCAGTGGCTCCGGAGACACCGATAACCCCGGTGGCGCCGCTCACGCCGATGACGCCCGTAGCTCCAGTGGCTCCTGAGACGCCGATGACGCCGGTGGCGCCCGTAGGTCCTTCAACCCCCGTCGCACCGGATACCCCGATGGGGCCGGTGGCTCCGGTGGCTCCGATAGCGCCAGTCGCACCAGTGGCGCCTTGGGGGCCGTAAATTTTGGGGCCTAGCTCGACCCACTGGCTGGTGTTGGCATCGGTGACGTAGGTATAGAGAACGCCGGCATCTTCGTCGAACCACTCGTCACCTTCGATTGGGCTGCTCGGGGGTGTGGTGGTGGAGGTGAACGCGGCAGCGCCAGTCGCTCCAGCAGGGCCCGTGGCGCCGGTGGCACCTGTGGGGCCGGCTACACCGGTGGCTCCGGTAATACCGATAGCGCCAGTGGCGCCTGTCGCACCAGTGGCGCCGGCAACTCCGCTGGCACCAGTGGGACCTTCGACGCCAGTGGCTCCTTGGACACCAGTGGCTCCGGTGACACCCACCACGCCGGTGGCGCCCGTGGGGCCGGTGGAACCGGCTACGCCTGTGGCGCCAGAAACACCAATGACACCAGTGGCGCCCGAGACACCGATAACACCTGTGGCTCCAGTAACGCCGGCAACGCCTGTCGCTCCGGTAGCGCCCGAGACGCCTATGACACCGGTGGCGCCTGTGGCGCCGCTAACTCCGATAACGCCGGTAGCGCCTTGGGCTCCCGTTACACCAGTGGCACCCGAGACGCCTACAACGCCGGTCGCACCAGTGGGACCTTCAACTCCGGTGGCGCCTTGGATACCGGTTGCACCGGTGACACCGACGACGCCTGTGGCTCCGGTGGGGCCCGTGGTGCCCTGGACGCCGGTTGCTCCAGTGGCTCCCTGGACACCGGTTGCGCCGGAGACGCCAATCGCACCAGTGGCTCCCGATACTCCGGCTACGCCTGTGGCGCCGGTGGCGCCGTCAACTCCGGCGACGCCTGTGGCGCCTGTGGTGCCGGCGGCTCCGGTGGCGCCCGAGACGCCTGCAACGCCGGTTGCACCGGTGGGGCCGGCTACGCCTGTGGGGCCGGTGGCGCCTTGGGGGCCGACGTAGCCCTGGGTGATGGCGGTGCGGATGTTGCTGGGGGTGGCGCCCGAATGGAGGAAGTGGGCGGTGACGTTGCTGGTGTGGGTTGTTTCGGCGTAGACCTTGACGACGATGCGGTCGGTGGCGTCGATGTCGATTGGGCTGACGGCGATGCTTAGGGCGGTGTAGTAGTTGCTGCTGGTGGCGTTGATTTCGGGGCTGTCGATCTCGAACAGCAGGGTTTCGGTGCCGCCGGTGTTGCGCTTGTAGACCTTGAAGACGAGGTTGGTGCTGCCGCTGTTGTCGCTGACGTAGGCCCAGAAACGGAATTCGTATTCACCGGCGGGGATTTCGGTGAGGTCTGGATCGCCTGCGTCGGTGGCGAATTCTTCGATGATGACTTGGCCGGCGGTGTCAACCACCACGGCGGTCATGTCGTCTTGCGGGTCTGCGTCGGGGGTGTCCGGCTGGAGCGATTCGTAGCCGCTGATGTCCGAGTCGGTCTGGCGGAAGTACCAGATGCGGCCCGAGGCGCTGACGCCGGCGGCGCCGGTCGCACCAGTGGCACCGGTGGTTCCTACGCCGGTGGCGCCGACGCCAGTTGCACCGGTGGCGCCGTTTGTGCCTGCCGCACCAGTGGCTCCGGTGACGCCGACAACGCCGGTTGCACCTGTGGCACCGTCGGCACCGGCAACACCTGTCGCACCAGTGGCTCCGACGCCTGTGGCACCTTGGACGCCTGTGGCGCCTGTTGCGCCTACGGCCCCGGTGGCGCCTTCTACACCGGTGGCGCCGACTGGACCAGTGGCTCCGCTGATGCCGATTACACCGGTTGCGCCAGTGGCTCCGGTGACGCCGACTGGGCCAGTGCTGCCTTGGACGCCAGTTGCACCAGTGGCTCCGGACACGCCGGTACTGCCTTGGATGCCGGTGGCGCCGTCGGCTCCGTTAGCGCCTGTTGCGCCAGTGGCTCCGGTGACGCCCGCTCCAGTGGCGCCGGTGGCGCCTTCTGTACCGGCTACGCCGGTGGCTCCGGTGGCGCCGGCACCTGTTGCGCCTTGGGCGCCGGTGGCTCCGGTGGCGCCTAGTGCTCCTGTGGGACCTTCGACGCCGGTGGCACCAACGGGGCCGGTGGCGCCGGTAATCCCGATAACGCCAGTGGCTCCGGTGGCGCCAGTGCTGCCGACGGGGCCTGTGCTGCCTACGACACCGGTGGCACCAGTAGGGCCGGTGACTCCGGTCGCGCCTGTGCTGCCTACACCAGTGGCTCCTGTATCACCTGCGGCACCTGTAGCGCCTTGGCTGCCCGTGGCGCCTGCGGCGCCTGTTGCGCCTGTGGCGCCTTGGGTGCCGGCTGCACCAGTGGCTCCGGTGGCGCCCACTTGCAGGTACATGACCTGCGCCACATTGACAATGACGCTGGGGGCCTGGGGATGGGTGCCGTTTACCGGAATAGTGTCAAGGGCGATTCCAAGATCATCCGCAACCCAGTAAATCTCTACGTAGTCGTTATCTGCGACTGTTAGTTGAAACTCAACGGTAAAACAACCGTGATAAACGGTGCTTACGGATTTGCGGGGCTCTAGGTCAATTCTTGTGTTGCTGTCTGCGATGGTCGTGCCGTTCTTTTTGAAGAAAAAGTTGACCTCGCTGATGCTGTTGGAGTTATTTGTTACTTGTATTGATGCAAGAATTTTGTACGTACCAGCCAGGTCGAAGTTGATGTGACTTTGGTTGGATACTGTGATCCCTCTATTTTCGAGGGTGGTTCCAAGGCGGATAGCTTGGGCAGCGCTAGTGCTGACTAAGGGTTGATCGGTTGTGTCGATGATGCTGGCGTATAGACCCAGCACACCGCCGGGGCCCTGAGGGCCGAGTCCTGTGGTTTCGATCAGGACGGCGGGACTAGGGGCAGTGACGATTGTTGTGTCGCCGTTGCCTTCCGTAATTACAACGGTTCCAGCGGCATCCGTTACGTTTACCGTCGTCATGCTGTGTAACCCTCGGACGCGTACAGCAGACCTTCGAGGTAATACTCACGGAGTCCGCTGGGATTTTCCAGGAGGACGTCGTAGTAACAGCAGTCGGGGAATGTAGCGGTCTGCGTATCTGTCAGAGCTAGCGATACTTGGCCGTTGGCACGGTTTGTATAGGTGATGCCGAAATCTGCGTACTTTGTTGTGCGGGCTTTATTCCAGGCTTGGGCGTAAACAGTCCAGGAAGTTAGGTTGATTGCGGCACCAGTGCTGTCCTTAAACTGGAGCGCCACGACGTAGTCGGCGCGTCTCTGTAGGCGAATGTTATATGTGCCAGGGGAGACGGCCATGTGACTACTCAACCTCCGATTCGCCCATTGTATCGGGTTCTAGTTGCTCGGTTTCGGGTTGCTCCACTTCTTCGATGGAGGATTCTTGGGAGATAGTTAGCAGCTCTTCTTCGATGTTGATGGTGTCGGGGAGGACTTCGCCGCGACGCAGGATTTCCAGCAGCAGGGCGTTGCTGATTTTGCCTGTGTCGGCTAGCTGGGAAAGGACAGCAATGTCTTGGCCGATTAGGCGGTAGTAGTCGAAGTCGCGGTCGATGCGAATTTCGGGTGGCTCCATGCCGACGTACTGGGCGGCGAAGGCGAAGGCCTGGTTAAGGGCGGACTCCAGTTCTTGGCTGATGATTGCAAGGACGGAGTTGGATTGGGCCTGGTCGATGCGCTTAGCCTCGGCAGACTCAGCGACAAACTTTTGGCCGAAGAGTTTGGTGACGCCCAGCGTGGACATTTGGGAGGCGAGAGACTCCAGTTCTTGCATTTGGGCGTCGAAGCTGGTGGCGTCGGCCTGCACGTAGTACGCCTTGTTGCCCGGTTGCATGGCGATGGCGTAGTTCACGCCCATCGTGGCGCTACTGGTGGTGTCGTCCCAGCCCTCTAGGACAAGGGTGGGCATTGCGGCAATGTGGAGGGCGTGGATAAGGTCGGCTTGGCGTTGGTAGTGGGTGATATTTAGATTTGCAATGTCGAGTAGGGGTGGCTGGGAGATCAGCAGGCCCCGGCGGTTGCTATAGATCGGGACCAGGGGGATTTCGTCGAGGCTGTAGCCGCCCGACTCGCTGAATTCAACGACTTCCTGGCCCAGGGTGTAGAGGTCGTAGCGGCCTGGGTAGATGACGCGCATCTGCTCGATCTGCTCCTCGCCGAAGTCGTTGAGGGGGCGGACGTCGTAGTCGTGGATGCGGACTTGCAGTAGGCGGTTGGTGCCGCCTTCCTTGCGCCAGCCCCAGATTTGGGGGGCATCGACGTGGACAAAGTAAGGGCGGCGGCCCATGGCACGCTCTTCCGCCAGGTTGCGGGCGCCCATTGCTGCCGGATAATCGACCAGGATGGCGCTGTGGCCGTAAGTCAGGCTGCTTACCAGTGCGCGGCGGGCGTATTCGTTGATGCTGGAGCCCAGGCCGTCGATGTTGTTAGCTATATCCAGCCAATATTGGTCGCCCTCGATATGGATGGGCTTGCGGAGGATGGCGCCAGCGGCAGTTTCGATTAGGCGGCTGGTATAGGGGGAGAGGACAGAACGGTCTACGCGGGTGGTATAGGCGTCGTCGTCTTCTCGCGGTTCCTGCGGGAGGTAGGTCTCGGATAGGTCGCGGATGTAGTTGGTACCACGGGTGACGGCAGCCATTACGCCCCAGTCGGGCATCATGGAGATGACGTCCAGGTTGCGGACAAAGGGGGATTCGCTGACTACAGCGCCAGTTGGGGGGATGTTGGCGCTGTAAACCACGGGTTACCTCCTACTTTGTACCTATTTTGGCACTTCGGCTCACCACTTTTCGCGGTTTGCCCAAAATGCAGCTGACATTTTGCCTTTGGCGATATTTTTAGCGTGTCGCGCCTTAAATGATGCCCTTCTGGCCTTGTCTGCTGCTGATTCTCCTTTTTGTGCTGGTGAGCCAGATACGCCCTGCTGTCCGAAACGGATGAGTTTCACGGTTGAGCCCTCCTTGGCGAGGACGGCGTGGGACTTCTTGGGGTGGTTGGGGGTGCGCTTGGGTTGGTTATAACCCGAGAATTTTTCGCCGCGATACTCAATCATCGTCCTCTTCCTCCTCAACTTCGTCGTCTACATCGACGAGGACTTCCACGCCAGTGAAGACATTGCCCATGAAGCCGGCGAATAAGGTGGCGTCTTGAGGGGTCTTGAAGCTGAACGTTACCTCGGACCTGCCGGTGTCCGCATCGACTTCGATGAAAGTCGGGTAGCCGTGGATGGTGTGGATTGTCATTTCTTTTTCGGCTTCTTGGCGGTTTTGGCGGATGCCTTGAAGGCCGCAGCCGTAGGGGCGCCTTTAGTGCCGGGCTTACGCATGGATTCGCCACTGCCGGCGGCGATGCGCTTGCGTTTGGCGGCGATATTGGCGTAAAGGCCGGGTTTTTTAGCCATTACTTCTTACCTTTTTTGGGGGGCTTTTTCATTCCGGCCTCGCTCATGGCGATGGCGATTGCCTGTTTGCGGGATTTCACCACGGGACCTTTTTTGCTGCCGGAGTGGAGTTCACCCTTGCCGTACTCGCGCATGACCTTGGAGACCTTTTTCTGTGCCTTGGTGGGCTTTTTGGCGGCCATTTCAGGCTCCAGGGGGCGGTATTACCACACACGATAATTGGTCTTACCCATGTTTTCTGGTTTTGCCAGGTTAAAGACCTGTAGGCAGAGGTAGCCCAAGGCGTCGAAGGCGTGATCCACGCCCAGATTTTTGTTGGGGAGGCCTGTGTTGGGGGCGTAGGTCAAGGTGCGGAGGGATTTGATGAGTTCCTTGCAGCGCGGGTGGATGAAGAGGCGGCGGGTGCCCGAGGCGTCGAGGAGGGCGGTGTTGACGCACGTGATTTTGTCGCGGATTTTCCAGGGGGAGCGGGGACTGGAGACTGTGAAGCCGGACTTGCGGAGAATGTTGTGGTCGGTCGCGCCCACGCCGGCGGTTTTGCGGGCGCCGCCTGTGGGGTCGGGGCAGGCGATAATGCGGCGCTCCACGCCGTAGCGGGTTTGGACCTCTTCGCAGAAATCCCAGGTGGTGGCGCCACCCGTCATGATGATTTCGTCGAAAACCCACAGGACGTCGCCTTTTTTGACGGCGCAGATGCCTGACATGGGGTCGATGTTGAAGTCCACCCCCAGCAGGAGGGGTAAAACAGGCAGGTCTTGGACCACTTTGTCGATGTTGTCGTCCGAGAATGAGACGGCGACGAGACCGCTGAGATTCTCGAAGCTGGCCTCGAACTCTTGGCGGAAGGTGCGGGCGTCGAGTTGGGCGCGGGCGGCCTCGATCTCGGTAGCTGGGACATTGTCACCCTCGATCGTGGTGAATTGCCAGCGGGCCCAGTCGGGATCGCCCTCTTCGCAGTAGCACCAGAGGTCGTAGAACCAGCTGGCGGTGCCATCCGGGGTGGAAATGAAGAGGGCCCAGCCCTGTTTGTCGGCTAAGGCGGGGCGGATTACCTCGAACCAGACCTCGGAGTCCATGAAGGCGGCCTCGTCAAGCACCACGCCCGCCAAACTGCGGCCTCGGAGGGCCATTGCGTTCTCGGTGCCCTTTAATTCGATGGTCGAGCCGTTCACCAGCTCGATTTTGAGGTCGGTTTCGTTCTTGCTTTTGACCCAGGTTTTGGGGACGAGGCGTTTTAGGAGCTTCCAGACGATATCCTTCGCCATTCGGTAGCTGGGGGCGCAGTAGAAGTAGGTCTCGCCGGGGCGTTCGATTGCCCCACGCAGGAGTTCGACGCAGGAGAGGTAGCTTTTGCCGAAGCGGCGGCCGGCGACTAGGACGCGGAATCGGGTGCGGCTTGCAAAGACTTCGCCCTGTGCGTGGCGAAGACTGACGGTGTTATCGCTCATGCGGACTACCCTACTGCAATAGAAGGTATAGGTTGCGTATTTTTTGGGGTGGGGTGTTCCAGCAGATGGGGAAGCGGACCTCTACCCCCGTAGGTGTGTAACAGAAGAAGGAATTGAGAATGTATCAGTAGGTTCCCAGGGCCCGACATCACGCTTAAATATATCCAACTGTACCCCCTATATTGTTATACACTTATCGCCGCAGTTCCGGGGGGAAGAAATAATTATTTCAATCTGTAATAGGGTGCCCTCCCTGCTCCTGCTGGTTGTGCTACAATACAAAGGAAGAAAGGGAAACCAAACCATGGTCCTTGCTACCTTCAGCCTGCGGTCAGCCTTCGGGTGTGTGCGAGCCTATCCAATCAACGCCGAAGCGCAAGCCCTCTGCAGTCTGACCGGCTCCGTTACTCTGCTGCCGCAAACTATCACCACACTTGCGACACTAGGTTTTAAGTGTGTTGACGAGGGGGGCCAAGAAATAACACCCCCTGATCTGTACTGAGCCTGCCCACACTATCAAGCCCCCACCGATTAGGTGGGGGTTTTGTAGTATCAGCGCCCCAAGATTATTAGGCGGCAGGCCTCGACTGTGCGGCCCTTACTCTCGCAACGTGCCAGGGCCTCCCCTGTCTCGCGGGCAAGGGAGCCAGCGGCGAGACCTAGCAGCAGGGCGGCAGAGATTAGCAGGGGGCCGCGGGAATGTAGGGGGCGGGGGAAAGTTGCCATGGGGTGAGGCGGTTTGTTTACTCTCCCACAATAGCGCGGAAAGGGGCAGGAGAGAATCCCGAAGTGTAGAAATTAATCTCCCGTCACAATCCCCCCGGTTATTTAGCCCCCCTGTCTCTTGTCCTCGACCGTGATTTGCAGGGTCGGCGCATTGGTCGCCAGCTGCTCGGGGGCCGCCTCTCCAATCACCGCGCCCATGTCCTTGAGCAGCATCGCCACAGTCTGCAGCTGGCCTTTGGCCATGGCCTTTCTGCAGGCAGACAGGCGCAGGGCCTGGATTTGGTTCAAAAGTTCGGATCTGGTGGCGATTTGTTCCGTTTTCAGTAGCTCTGTGGCGCGGCTATAGTCTTCATCGGCGGTGCGCTGAGATACGTTGAAGCGATCAGCTACTTTTGCGGTGATCTGCCTGCGAGTGCCCCCGTTGAGAATTTCCGCATAGCACCAGTTGGCACGCTCCTCCACCCGGACACTGCAGCCCTTACCGCCGCGCCAGCGTTTGGTCTCGTCGTTGGCCACGGTCAGCGGTGTCTTCTTGTCTTCTTGGGCGTCCGATTCAGGCACGATTGAGTCACAAACTCTATGGCCTAATGCTACAGTCTCCCGCCCATAAAGAAGCCCGGCACTGTGGCCGGGCCTTGTGATCGGTAGGGTGCAGCCGTTAGCAGCTGCGGAACACCAGCCATTCGCCGCCGCCCAGATCATGCAGCCTGTAGCCGTCACCCACCTCCAGCTCTCGCCATGCGGCGTCCCAATCAATGCAGGTAAAAGGCCAGCGAGTATTAGCAGAGGACAGGTCGCCGGAGTCTTCGGCCAGTGCGGCCGCATAGTCGGCGCCGGCCCGTTCTTCGCTCCAGGCCTCAGCGCGGCCCTGGTAGGCATCCTCCACGTTGTCCGGGTCAATGCCGTCCGCTTCCAGCTCGGCAATCAGCGCCGCCCACCCGGTGGGATCATCCGCATCCAAACCTAGGTGCTCCAGGGCTTCCGCCCAGTCTTCGGTCAGCCAGAATCCGAAACATGCGCCGTCGCCCGCGGATGCGCCAAAGTAAAAGCCCGCAGGGGCCAGCTCTCCCAGCTGGTCAAATGCCCATTCAACCGCAAGCTGCCATGGTTCGCAGTGCTCGGGGCCTACAACGTCCGAAGCGTAGGCGGCGCACTGCTGCAGGTCTGACCGGAACGGCTCCGGCACATCCTGCCCGAGCTGGTCAAATGCGCCGAGGTAGGCGTCCGCAAGGTGATCCAGTCGGAGCGTGTCAGTGCTCACAATCCAGGGAAAGGAAGCGAGCTGTTCGGCGGTGTAGTGGGTCACGGGGGGTACCTCAGGGTGGGGTTACTGTGAAAGATTAGAACCGGATCCGGCAGCTTGTCAAGCCAGGGCCGGAGCGAGTGGGGAGCTGGAGCCATCAGGCCACGGATACGACTCCCGGCGCCACTCCTGCTCTGGTGCTAGCAGCGGCAGCCCGGTAAGGTTCCGGAGGTCGGCGAGGTCCAGGGCCTCGGCCACCTTTGATACGCGGATGTAGAAACCGTGGCAGCTTTCCTCCTGCCAGTACTCTCCAGCAGAATCCGCGCAAGCGTAAAAAAGCTCCAGCAGACGAGAATCCAGGTCTTCTACCGAGTCAAGTTTGACCTCCGCCCAGTCAGTCTCCGAGTCTTCGGGAGCGTACTGATCCAGGGCGGAGCTCACCGCTGCTTTCCACTCCGAAGCGGCCCAGCTCTCCCACTCTTCGTGTTGGCAGTCCAGCTCCAGGTCGGAGTGGTCGGACTCGTCGAGAATCGGATACGACTCCAGCGCCTCAACGGTCTCCAGCATCTCATCCGTGATGAAGCGGAGGTCCAGCGCGATCCCGTCGGCGTCACCGTCGGCACGCTCCAGCTCTGTAGCGAACTCTGCGCGGAAGACGCGGGCGTTGCTCCGGTAGTGTGACGGGGCGTCGTAGCCGCCGGGCCAGCCGCAGTCATCGTTGAGGCGGTCGGGGCTGAAGAGTAGCCGGCAGTTCTTCCACCGCTGCTCCAGGCACTCCTTTAGAGCAGCTTCCGGGGTGCGGATGCCGAAGCATGGCAGTCGGTCGACGTCGTATCCGCGTTGGTTTTCATCGCGCCGGTCCAGAATCCAGACTCCGGCGCAGCCGTTGAGTCGCTCCAGTCGGTCAGTCAGTGTGGGGTGCATGGCTTGGTTTGCCGTTGTGCCCTTGCACAGTAGCACGCCTTGCAAGCCGATTGGCAAGGGTTGCGCGTTCTGCTACTGTGCAAGGGTTCATCAGGCATACCCGCCATGACACACCGCCCAACGTCCCACGCCTTCGGAGACTTGCCCATAGGGGCCGAGTTCTGGTGGGGTGGCTTTACGCTCGACCGTTGCAACTGGGGCCGTAAACGCTCCAGTCGGACAGCAGACTATCGGCCCCGCTTGTCCGGTGAGCTGTCCAGCTGGACAGACTGGGGTTATTGGCGCCAATCGGAGACTGTCTACCTTGCGAACAGCGAGGCCGACCGTAGGGAGGGTGAGCAGTGAGCGGTGGAGAATGGAACACACGGCGCGAGCTCAAACAGCAGGCCGCCGATGCCCGGGAGCTGCTGCGCGAACAGATCAGGTTGGAGAAGCGCCAGCTGCGAGACCTTCGCTATTGCGCCGAACGGTCCACCCTGACCCAATCTGACTGGGCCGACTTCTTAAAGCTGCACCAGCAACACGGTAGGGAGGGATTGCGCCAGTTATGGGAGGATCTGATCCCCTACTGGGAGGTGTGCCAGCGCCTCAACGGGGGCGCCCCATGCCCACCCGACCTCAAGCCGGATTGGTTGGCTGAAATTAAGTGCCGAAAAAGCGCGCATCCAGAACGCAACCGGCCCACCACCAGAAAGGCTCCAGGCTCACCCCGCAAACCCCGCACCGATAAAGGCAAACTGCGCCCCGGCTATTCCAGAAAGTGACCCAGTGCAATCCCCCCGCCCTCGTGGTGGGGGTTTTTACTGCCCCAGTGCCGTGAAGTACTGCGCCACCCGCCCCAGAAACGAATCCTTAGCCCAGGCTAGTTCATCTGTACTAAACACGAAAACGTCTGGCTTACCGCACCGCCGGGCTAATACAACTGCTGCTCCAGATGGCTTGAGCCCTGTCATATATTCCAGGCCTAGCGCGTATGCGCCGAGTTGGTCGAAGTATGAATGGCCCCTGCCGATCTCCTTGCGTCCCACGCTGGTTTTCCAGTCCGCAACGATCAGCCCTGAATGGCCCTTCAGGCTTACCAGTGCGTCGCAGGTTCCAGCGAATCCAGCCGGGTGATGAATGGAAAATTCTGAGGCAAAAATTTCGGTGACGTTTTCGGCGATCCAGCTTGAAAGGCCCCGGGCGTAGCCGGATGCGCTCCAGCCGACTTTCGGGACGTTGGGGTGGACTTTGCTGAGGGCCCACTCGGTGATCTTGCTGGGGATGCGGGCTAAGCCTTGGTCGTCCCAGTGAATGGCGTTGCGTTTGTTTGCAGTGCTGCGTGCCAGGCGTTGTGAAGTTTTGAGAAGATATTCGGCCTGTGAATGGGCCATGTTGCCGCGATTCGCAGCAACGTCCCGTTGTTGAGAAGCTTCGACCTCCCCCAGTCGTGCGACCCAGCGCTCCAGTCCTTTCGTGTCGCTGGTTTCCTTCAGGATGTGTGTAACACTATGGTAGATAGTGCCTTTTGAGTCTTTGTAGACCCTGAATGGGCCAGAATTGTCTTGTACCAGCCTCCTTTGACGTAATCCTGCCAGGGTGTCTTGTGTGTTGGAGGCCATTTGGTTATTCTTTCCCTTCTGGATTCTACTACCCATGTCAAGAAGCGCAGCTAAAGTCACCGTGTAACACAGCAGAAGCAGCTTTGTACGCAGCCACAGCTTCTGTGTAGGTCTCGTAGGTACCTAAGTTGTACCGCTTGTAGTTTTTATTGATACGCACGCTGTACTTACCGTTTTTACGCTTTTCAATGCCCATGCCAGCGGTGTTGAAAGAGCTTTGTGCTGGTGTAGCGGCCCTTAAGTTCCAGAAGCGGTTATTTCTCTGGTCTCTGTCTGCGTGGTCTACAAACAGGTCGCCCGGATCTTGACCTGTACACCACGTGTAAATAAGTCTGTGCGCCAGATGCAGTTTGCCTTTGTGCCACACGACGGTGTACCCGTCTTTTCTGACACAAGCAGCTTTTTCACCTTTTTTAGGGCCTGTAAGCCTGTACAAATTGCCGTTCAACGGATCAAACGAAAAAGCCTCCCACAGATCCGAAGGAGGCATAGGAGAATGGTTAGCCATCAGCCGGTAACGCGGTTGGTAGAGGGCAGGGTGCCGTGAACACCTCTGCCCTACCTTAAAGCACTTACGCAGGTTTAAAGGGGTTTTGACCTGTTAAGAGCCGGGAAATATCGAAGCCTTCGGACTTGGCTTCCAACCAGGCAGCATCGAGATGCTCTTGGCTGCCCTTCTTACGAGGGGCGGGACGCAGGGTGTACTCGGTGGTGAGGCCAGCGCCCTTCTTGGACAGGATGAAGTCCCACTCCAGCAGGTTTTCGTAGTCCTCCATCTGGCTGACCTGATCCAGTTCCTTGATAATCGACTTCTGGGTCAACTGCAGGACCTGGACTTTGCCAGCGTCGTAGACGTACACCGGGACAGCGATGAAAAATTTGATGTCCACGGTGCCAGGGCCACCGCGACCCTCCCGGGGCTCGAAGTCGCCCAGTTCGGCGGTCACGTCCTCAGGGGTGGGCTGGTGGTCGAAGCGGAATGGCTTGGATTGGCCGTCGCACTGGCCCCAGGTTTCAAATCCTTCCAGAGGTTGGTCGGACAGCAGTGCGAAGCGGACGGAACCGCCGTCGGGGAGTTTGGAAACTTGCAGGTAGCCGCCGCCAGAAGCGGAGCCCGAAACGGATGCTGCGGCTTGCTTGGAAAGGAATCCCATGGTCTTGTTTGTAGGGTTTGGTCGGGCTGTGTTGCCCAACGTGTGACACAGTAACACGGGGTTGCGCCCGCGTCTAC